GGCATCCCACTCTGCTTTATTGTTAACAAAAGTTTTAAGCGACATTGCCAGTAAATCCTTCTTCACCTGGAGTTGGAGCCATGCCTGTTCCTACTTGGCCCCCACCACCACCTGTAGCATCCATAGCATCAGCACCAGCTACTGCTTGAGGAGGGCCACCAGGAGGAGCAGGAGGTCCCATTCCTTCAGCCCCAGGAGGAGGCGTAGCGGGTTGTTGGAAGCTCTTTAGTATCTCTGCTTGAATAGCAGCATCTTGTAATGAGTTAGTAACTTTGTCAGGGTCAAGTTCCATACTCTTAGCTATTTCTCTAATAATATAATCCATTTTAGCAAACGGAGCTAATGTAGGATTTTGTACTGTACCTAAGAATTGCATTAGTCGTTGGCTACGTACTTCATTAGCCATTAGACTTTCTGTACCACTAGCTTTTACTTCTAAGTCTCCTCGAATGTCAGGGTCAAAGTCAAATTGCATATTAAAGGCAAAGAACGCCCTACCCATAGGAGCAATAAGATAGTCATCTACATTTTTAACTACAGAACGTATGCTACCATTTGCTGCAGACATTAACATGGATATACCTGAAGCAGTACGTCCTACACCTGACACACCAGTCTGTCCGTGTGCAAAACTAGGGAAGCCTGTGCTTTCATCAGCTAACACTCTAGCTTTATCAAACAATTGCAGGTTCTCTTGTGCAACATTAGGAAACTTAGTACCAAACAATGCTTGCCCTGGCGCACCACCTTGTCTGCGGAATACTTTACCTGGGTATACAGACATGTCTTGTCCTGGGACTAGGTTGGTTTCGTCAACTTCTATAATAAGATTACCAGATAGCGCAGCATTATCAATCGCCATACGCATAAAGCCATTCATTAGTGTTTGGGTATCGTCCATGTTTTCGGCAATACCTACACCAAAGAAACTATATGGGTTGTGTTCAAATGGAACAGCGTAATACGGAATACGTGCAGGTTTAAATGGGTTTAACACCATTCGTAGCACTTCACCGTTGCAGCACCAGATGTTGCAGTTCACTTCTGGTAAATCTCGTAATTCTTTAGGGATACTAACCCCGTTAGCTTCAAGGATTTCAATGTCAACAAATCCCCAGAACTCTAGGACTTCCCACCGTTCTGTAGCATTATGTTTAGCATCATCGTCCTCCATATTCATTTCCCAGTGCTTCAAGTTGTAGTCAGCACCCTTGTCTATGGCTAGTTCAATTCCATCAACCATAAAGTAAGGTCTATTCTTTAGACTTCTCAATTGGTTGCGAGACATCTTGTGTCTCTCTATTGTATATTCTGCATCGTCCATACTAGCTGCCTCTGGATCTGGATAGAAATTCCATACAGATACATGGTTAGTAGTTGGCACTGTTTTAATTAGAGGATCATACTCGCCTTCCTCATCCCAATTAGGGTATTCTTTGTCTAGGGCAAACGGCCCTTTCATTACACCAGTTCCAAACAAGGCCATTTCAAATGCCATACTGCGAAGATGTTTAGATGCTCCAGACTCGACCAACTGGTCTTGTATTTTCTTTTCCATCTTCTTGGCTGCAATCATTGCCGGGTGGAACGTAATAGTATTAGCAGTACCGCCTGCTCCCTCAATAATTTTTTCACCCATAGGGGATAGTTTTTCTTTTAGTCCTCCAAGACGTTTCTGTAACTCTGGGATTGTTTCTCCGGGCTCTAACTGTGTGTCGGGGCCGATTAAGTATGGTTTAGGCGGGTCATCGTTAAAAGTACTTCTAAGGGATTCCAAGCCTGCTTCAGCAGCAGGGTCTATATTAATATGTACTGACTCACTAACACCATCAGGTAAAATAGTAGGGTCCACAGATAAAGGGAATTTGTTATTGCCAAATAGAACATCCACGATCTGACCGTATGCAGCCAGTGTCTTAGTCTTGGTAACTTTAACAAATACACGAGACTTTTCTGTTTCAGTAAATTGAACATCTGGTCCATATAAACCTCTATAGTTTCTATAAGCTCTTAGCCATCTTTTCTCGTCTCCTTCTCTGGAATCTTCTGCTCTTTTAAATCTTTCCGATACAAAAGAAACAACCGCATCAGACGAATCAAAGATTTTATCTTCTGCGTCTTTTGCGGCTACTACATTGTCGGTTTCAAATGATAGGTCGTCTATTTCTGCCATATTTAATATCCAAAGCTAGGATCAGCCGCTTGAAAGCCTGATCGTTGTGTTGCTGGGTTGAAGTCCCATATAGAACTTCTAGGTCTTGTCATAATTCCGTATCTTAAAGCATCATAAAGGTGATCTTCAGAATTAGTATCTACATCTTCTGGGTTACGTTTGTCTAAAGGAATAGCTGGTAGTTGTGCTATTGTGTTTGTACATGTAGCCATAAACACCATCCGTGGTTTTTCTGTAAACTCATCAACTTGTAGTCTTCTATGCAATTCGTTCTTTCCTGACACCCTAGAGCCTTTTGATCTATCAGAGGGTCTCCATCTACACCCCTTCATATTCATTTGTTCAGCTAGGCTAGGACCAGTGTCTCCTCTATTATGCCATAACGAACTATCAAGTACTCCGTATCTTATTGTGCCATCTTCTTTTTCTGCGTCGAGTATCATGTCAGCTAAGTCGGTTGCTGTAACTTTAGAACAATACAATTCTCTGTATATTACTAAGGATTCATCTGGTGCTACTGCTAACCATACAACGCCTGTGTGACTTCCGTAGCCGTAGTCGCAAGCTCTGAACTTTGTCCAGTTGGTTGGTATCTTGTATGGATCAACTACGTGTATCTTTCTATTAAACTCAGGAAAAGCAGCACCTTCATTTACATCCCAGTTACCTTCTAGTAATTGTTTTCTTGAATGTTCTGGAAGAGAAAGAAGCATTGCTTCGTAGTCGCCACTCTCAGCCAAATAAGGATTGTCAAATAAACTAGCAGGAATAAATCTACGTCTAAATAAAGGTTGTCCTTCTTTAGTGTGGCCTTTAGGAAATCGTATTTCTTCTCCTGTCTCTATATTTGTAGCCCAAAAAGGTTCTCGCAAAGGAGAAGGATCAATAAACATTTTCTTAACCCATTGATGTCCAAGACCACCAGGGTTTGTAGTAGCTCTCATGTACAAACCTAGTTCTTTTGAGAAGGCACTACGTAAACGAGATCTCATATAGTCCCAGGCGTAGGAAGAACTCCATTGTGTTAGCTCGTCAAAACCGATCCAGTTAAATGCCTGACCTTGATAACGTGTAACATCCATATCTTTGTCGAGGTACGACATCCAAAGTCTTCCACCTCTAGGTGAGGTCCACTGACTTTTCCTCTCAGACCATTTGATACCTGGTATTGCACGAGGGTATAGTTCTTGGCTTTTTTGTATAAGTTCACGAAGTTCCTCAGTTGTGTGTCTGACTAGTAGCCCACTAAAGTTAGGACTGTTTAATCCATGTAATGGATCAGCTAACATTGCATAAGATTTACCACCACCTGCAGCACCACCATATAAAACTTCTCGTTCCGATGATGATAAGAATTCTGTTTGTGGGCCAGCATTAGGCTGGAAAACTATGTCTTGTGCAATTTCTGTGTCAAACGGAGCAGCCATTGGGACTGCAGGAACTGTTTTATTCTGCTGTGGGCTTTCTATCGGAGTAGGCTCCAACTCTACCGTTTTCGAGCTTTTCGATCTCTTGTAGCGTTTCTTGGAGACGTTGGGCAAGTCTCCGTTTAATAATAACTGCTTTCTTACGTTTTCGCTCAATGCTTAATCTTTTCTTTAAACCCATGTGGGAGATACTTCTCCCTGTTTGTCTTGTCAGCCATTGTGCTACATCTCTAATACTATACTGTTTGACGTGCTGTTTGGCAAGTTCTAATGCGTCAAGCTCGTGTGCTATTGGCTCTAGTAGTCTTTCATTGGTAGGATTAACTTCATACCCAAATGGAATTTGTAGTAAGGATACTCTTGCTATTGTGTGCCAATTTCTCTCTTGGCCTCTGCGCGGCTTTGGTAGTTCCCAATAGCCTAAGTCTCTTTTAGTTATTCGTTCGTACCTTCTTTAGCTGGCAATATAAATACGCCACCACCAGAAGAATTTACATCAACTCGATCTACTTTACCAAAGCCACCTCTGTCTAATAGATCTTTAGCTGCAGCCATCTTGTCTCGTATGCCTAACTCAGTAGGATCATCTAAGGCACTAGCCATAGCTATAGCAGCTTTAGGTGCAATCTGTGCTAAGTAATCTGTAGTTGCGCTTAAGATTTCATCCTTTAAAGCATCTCTTACAGATTTAGTAGGGGTATTCTCACTATAGCCAGCTAGTCTTTTTGCTACAGCGTGATTACCCCCTGCTTCATCGAACAGAACCTCCAGAAATTTAGTTTGATTTTCTGTTAGTTGTCTAGCCATTACTTTTTTTCTTTCCTACTAAATACTTAGGCACGTTTAGATTTTTCTTTTGCTGCCTTGGTAAGATCTTTAAAATGGACCAAGGGTTTAGAGCCTTTAGTATGAGTTTTACCAGTGTGTAAGGTCCCATCAGACATTTTATGATTAGCCCCATTAAACTTTCTCCCGTCTTTATAGTAATGCTGTACACCCTTTGCCATATTATTTTTTCTTTCCTGTTTTCTTTACCATACCGCCCTTATTCATATAACCCATTTTGTTACGTACAGCTGTAGGTAGTTTCTTTAGTCCTGCTTGTTTAGGTGAAGGTTTTTTCAGAGCCATATTTTTATCCTTTATTTTTTAGCTTTTCTGTTAGGAGGATTAGATGCTCCAGCTTTAGCCATACCACCTTTTTTATAGCCCATAGTTTTTTTAGCCATACCGCCACCCATCATTTTCATAGGTTTTTTAGCCGCCATACCGCCACCCATATAGCCTTTTACTTTCTTTTCTTTCTTTTTCATACCCATCATTGTATTAAGCCTTTCCTGCTTTTTTGTTTCTTGGAAACGATCTGTTTTTAGATGCTTTCTGCACCCGTAGGTTACTTTTTCTATTATCTAATGGATTGCCGTTTTTATGATCTACGTCTTTACCATCTCCTTTTTTAACTAAGCCTGCTTTTGTAGCCATTCGCCTAGCTTTGTTACGACCAACACGTTTAGCTATTTGCTCTGGTCTACTTTTATAGTTAGCATTTTCTTTTTTGTAATTACGTGGGGCCATTATATGTCTACGCTCCACTGTGTACATTTATATCCACGAACTACTCTGTCAGTATATTTTTTATTAAAATAAGGTATCCCAACTTCCTGTACAGATCTTACACAAGACTCTTTACTTAGTAATGCAGGGCCTCCAACAGCAATACAGTCTGTTAAGTTTGCTGTAAGACATAATAGTACAATAGGTGTCCACATTCACCATTTCTCCTTATTAGCCCAGTATGCAGCACTCATTTTGCCTTTAGCTATGTTTTTTCCGTGGCGTGCCTTAAAAGATTTGCTTCTGGGTGTTGTTTTACGATCTCCAGTAACGCCTTGCTGACCAAAACGTATGGTTTTTATGCTACTTCCCTCTTTAGCCACTACTACATGTGACTTTTTAGGATGCTGCGGAGTTCGTTTAGCTTTATTAAAGCCTGACACACCTGCTCTGGCTAATCTAGGGTCCTTTGCCATAACTACCTACGTAGCATCATAGTCATATTGTACATCATATCGTCAGAAGGTGTCAAGTTATCAATTGTTTCTTTTTGCATACCGTTATTACCGCGTAAATCTTTGCTTCCAAAGCGTTCTGCAGTATTACTTTCTTTTTCATAGTGTCCATTGCCCATGCAACGAAAGTCTTTTTGGTTTTTAGTAGAATAATACATATTAATTTCCTGCCAATGGGTTTAATAGAGCTTTTTTAATCTTATTGTCTAAATTTAACTCTAAAGTTTCTATTTTAGCGTCTAATCTGTCTATTTTAGCGTCCATACGGATTTCAAACGAGTTTATCACGCCCCTTACATCCTTTATGTTCTGTCGATTACGCTGTTCTTGCTCTGCCATGTCTTTTTCAACTTGGGATAGTGTACCTTTTACGTCTAAACTCTGGGCATCTATAGATGTTTCAACGTCATCTATGTCCAATTCAATGCGATCCTCTTGTTGGTCCATTGCTGTTTTGACAGAATCTAGTTTATCGTCTACTCTAAGTTCAACATTATCCATTAAACCCTCTACAGTAGATACATCTTCCTTTAGTCGCTGTCTTTGTTCTTCTATTACGCCCTCAAAAGATAATAG